ATAACAAGGGGTCTGAATCAAGATCCTGTTTACTCAGACTAATAGTTTCTGAAAGAATGGAGCAGGCTGCATAACAATGGATATAAAAGAAGAACTGCTTGGCCTTCCTAAGCATTGGGGTTTTGTTGCCGTTCAAAATAAAAGACCCTATCAAAACGATTGGCAGAATAATCCACTTACTCGCTCACAACTGTTCAAAGAAATATCCTCTAAGAAGTCCACAGGTATAGGAGTTTGCTGTGGAACTCCTTCAGGTGGTTTACTTTTTCTTGATCATGATGGCCCATCAGCTGCAAAAATATTAGGTGAATGGGGTTTTTCTCTCTCCTCTCTACCTCCATCATGGATGGTCACATCAGGTCGTGTCGGTAGATTCCAAATCATATACCAAGTTCCGGAAAAGTATTGGTCAAAAATAAAGACACGAAAATTTCAAACAGGTGTCAAAGATGAGGATGGTTCTGTTGAACAGATTGAATTACGCTGGAATGGTACACAATCCATAGTATCTGGTAAACATCCAAAGACTGACGGTTATAGATGGATGGAAAATCGTTCACCAAAAGATCTTGAAATCGCAGAAGCTCCCTTTGCCATAATCGAAAAGATGATGGAGCAGAAGAAAAAAACAAAGACACCACAAATAGAAACATTAAATTTAGATACAGATAAGGCACGTTCTCTTCTTCAATCAATAAATCCAAATCGACTAGATGATTATGATGCCTGGCTCAAAATCGGAATGGCTGCTCATTCAGTTGGTGATAATTCACTACTCTACGATTGGGAAAAGCTATCACAAAAAAACAGTAAATATCAATCAGGTGAGTGTGAAAAGAAATGGCAATCTTTCAAGTCATCTGGGGTCTCTTTAGGTACTCTCCAAAAGTTTGCTTCAGAAGATGGTTGGACTCCACCACCACGCACTTTTCCAACCTCAATAAATCCAACAGAAGAACCAACTCCAGTTCCTCGCAAATTGGAACAACTTACATCACAGGAACTTATAAACTTTCTGCGTAACCTGAAACAAGAAATCAGATTCAATACCTTTTCTCATTCAATAGAAATGGATGGCAAAGTAATAAAAAATATTGAACTTTTTTATCTCACACTTGCAGAACTTGGTTATAAAGTACCGAAAGAAATGGCAATTGATTGTCTTTTAAAAGTAGCTCATGAGAATGAATATGATCCAGTAAAACTGTATCTTGATCACTGCTGCAATGAGATAGAACCAGAACTTTATGGTATTGAAAGATTGGCCTCCACTTATCTCAGGCCTCAGGATCAAAAACTTAAAGAACCAACCATATATGATGTGATGCTCAAACTTACACTAATTAATGCAGTAAGAAGAGTTTATATTCCAGGTTGCAAACATGATTCAGCAACTGTTCTTCAAGGTTCTCAAGGTATAAAGAAATCATCATTTTGGCAAACATTGTTCGGCCCTTTCTTTTCTGATGCTCTTGGAGATATTTCTTCAAAAGATGATCTCCTAGTTCTTCATCGTTCATGGGGAATGGAATGGTCAGAAATTGATGGAGTAACAAGTCGCAAACATGCAGGGGTAGTAAAAGCATTTTTATCAAGGTCAACAGATCTTCTTAGAGTTCCATATGGTAAAGCTGTTGAAGAATGGCCAAGACGAGGAATAATTGTAGGAAGCAGTAATCGTGATTCAGGTTTGCTCATTGACGATACAGGTAACAGACGTTTTCACATAATTCCATGCACTACAAAATCTATTGATCTTGATTCCTTACAGCTTGAACGTGATGCTCTGTGGTCGGCTGCAATACATTTATTTAAAAATAATGAATCACATTTTCTGTCCTATGAACAGGAAAACCAGATTGAAAAAGAAAATCTTGGATATATGGTTGATTCGCCCTGGCTTTCTGTAATTACCAACTATTTAAACGATCCAGCTAATGCAATGAAGGACATAACAATTGAACTTCTTCTTGCAGAAGCGATAGAGAAACCAATCGAAAGACAAACAAAATCTGACACAATGACTGTCTCATCTATTCTCAAATCCTTACATTATGAACGAAAAAGAAAACGAGTATCGGGAACACCAAAATGGGTGTGGTTCTCACCTGTTCTCACCCCTGTTCTCACTACTGGGAACGGTTAAAATCCCTGCAATCACTATCTTATATATATATGTTCTCTATGTTCTCTATGTTTTATATATAAATATAATAATAGGTAATATATAGGGAAATATAGGGTTAGGTAAGTTTGTAGCATTTCTGGGAACACTTGGGAACGTGGGAACACCTTGCAGTCTCAAATGAGTCTTATTTTGTTATTTTTTTATTTTCTTCTAATATATTGATATGATTCCTTTTCCTAATAAAAAATATTCCATTATTTACGCTGACCCACCCTGGCAGTATAAAAGAAATGGTGGAAAATCCGCAGAAAGAGAATATGATGTTATGTCTCTTGAAGATATAAAAAATTTACCAGTTAACAATATTTCAGAAGAAAATAGTCATCTGTATATGTGGGTTACAAATTCTTTTATCGCTGAAGGTTTAGAAGTTTGCAAAAGTTGGGGCTTTGAATATAAAACTTTACTTACTTGGGTAAAAACTTACAAAGATGGTAGTCCTGTTATGGGTATGGGATATTATTTTAGAGGTTCAACAGAACACATTATTTTTGGCGTAAAAGGTAAAAAGCTCTGTAACAACAAAAATACTAAAAATATTTTTTATAGCTTACAAAGACAACATTCAAGAAAACCTGATTTTGTTAAAGACCTAATTGTTAAATGCAGTGGTAATTTTTCAAAAATTGAATTGTTTGCAAGAGAAGAATCTACTGGTTGGGATTGTTGGGGTAATAATACAAATAAATTTAATAAAAATTCTATTCAAAAAGAACTAGTTATAAATGAAGTACCTCCCCCTCCTTCTCTACAAAGTGTATTATTTATTTAATGGCTAAAAAAGGTACAAAAATAGAAACTGTTATTAGGTCACGCAAACTTGGCGAGATCATCGCTAGAGGTGGCCGTAGATCCGATTGCGTTACATATGCTTCCAAAAATTGGGGGGTCAGTTCTAAAACAGCAGATAAGTATTTAGAGATTGCTAGAGCCGAAATGAAAGCTGATTGGGATATGGAAAGACCAGAAATGGTGGCAAATCTTTTAGCTCAAGCTGCAACGCTACAGATGGAAGCAAGAGAAAAAGGTCATCTTCATATTGCTCTTGGTGCGATTAATACAGCAGCTAGACTTGCACAGATTATTTCGTGAGCATTCTAGATACAGTTCAACCAGGAAAGATTTTATATCAAGTCGGTGCATTTGATCTTCCAACAACGCAACAAACGATTGACAGGATTTATCAGGATTTACTACCTCATCAAGAAAAATTTTGTGCAGACACACAACATAGAAAATTAGCTCTTGTCTGTGGCTTTGGTGCTGGTAAAACATATGCTCTGTGTTCTAAAGCTGTAATGCTTGCCTGTCTAAATATCGGTCATGTATCTGCTGTTTTTCAACCGACTGCGCCTATGCTGCGTGACATTTTAATTCGTACATTTAATGAATTATTAGATCAATGGCAAATACCTTACACATTCAGAGCATCACCGCTTCCTGAGTATCAACTTTCTTGGGAAGAAGGAACACATACAATCTTGCTTAGAACAATGCTTACATATCAACGTCTTCGAGGGCAAAACCTCTGTGCAGTTGGATTTGATGAGGCAGACACTATTCCAAAACGAGATGCGGAGAGCGCAATGAATATGGCACTAGCAAGACTTAGATCAGGCAATGTTCAACAGTTTTACGCAACAACAACTCCTGAAGGTCATGGTTGGGCTTTTGAAACTTTTGAAAAAAATAGAAAATCTGACACTGCATTGATACAAGCAAAGACGGCTGATAATCCATATCTTCCAGATACATTTATTCCGTCTTTGTATGAGAATTATCCACCTCAGTTGATAAAGGCTTATCTGCTAGGACAATGGGTCAACCTGACAAGCGGACAGGTTTACAATAGGTTTTCGAGGGAGCATCATGTCATCAGCAAAATACCGTTTGATATCAAGATGGAAACTTTACTTTGCGGTATAGATTTCAATGTGATGAACTGCAACTGCGTCATTGGTGTGAGAGATGGCGACAAGTTGGTGATCATTGATGAAATATCAAAACAAAAAGATACAGATGCGTTGGCACAAGAAATACTTAG